TGAACAAAGTAATCTATTTTGTTTTTGTTCGGATCTCCAATTTCGTAATTTCTTCTAATCGATAAAACTTTTCTTGTAGCTAATTCTACAGTTACAATGTATGGAATTTTAATTCCTGTTGGTTCACCTGCTTCATCGACGTTTTCAAAACCTTCTAAATCTAAATTAACATGACATTCTATCAAAGTATAGATATCATCGTCTGCAGATTTTTTTTGACCTTCAAGTTCTCTTTCTTTTTTCTCAACATCGTTTTCTTCATAACCAGGTGTACCTAACTCTATATCTAAATAGAACCCACCAACCTGTTGTTTTCTTAAATCGTTCTTTGAAACTTTTATCCGGTGAATGACTGCCTCCGCATCGTCTAATGAGGTAGCCGAATAAGGGACAATCAAATCATCTGCCGGAACAAACTTTGATACTGCTCTTCTTTCAAGTTCATCGTAGTAAACTTTTTTAAACGCTGAACCTGCAAGAGGAAGGTAGAAAAGCATTGAATCAAAGTCGGGCTCATAGTCTTTCATTTTTTCCATGAGCTCATAATTCATATAATCTTTAACACGTTCTGCTTGTTGTGCTTTTTCTTGACTTGGTGCTCCGACTACTTGCGTTCGGACTGGTCCATTAGCTGGGAGTAACTCTTTATAAGCGAGAGCCTGAAACTGTGTAACAGCTTCAGCCAAAACCGGGTGAGTCGCCCCCGAGGCACCTTGAAACGGTTCCGTTCGCATGTCATATTTAAATCCTAATAAATCTAAACCTTTGGCATAACTTTGTGCCCAATCTTTTCTGGACATGTTATAGTCCATATACTTCTGCGTCAAGTCAGAACCTAATTCATCTAATACTTCTTCTGGTAAAAATTCTGCTAAGTTTGCGTAATGTTCATCACCACCTTCTGGTGATACTGCGTTAGGATCAAAATCTACTTCTACTGATCCGTCATCTTGTTCTGTTACTTCAATGGGTCCTGGTGCTTGTTGCTCGGCTTCAATGGAAGTTTCTACTGCTTCTGAAACTTCTTCCTCCCCCGGAATACTAACACTACCCCTTGGACCTTGAGTCAGGGACTTGTCTATTTTGTCTGCCATTTATTTTCTCCAATTTGACTGTTTTAACAGTATTGTAATTAATTTTCAACCCTTGAGGCGTGGGTCCTGATTCAGGCGGCAGGAGCCAAGTCTTAGGATAACCCGGCGATTTGTTTCGCATATTTGCCATATACTGGTCCTCCTTTTTTAAACCTAGGTAAAACCTTACCTTCAAAATAATCAGTAAGAGTTTTTAAATCTGATTTATCATCTATAACTTGATTTAACACATCTAAAAATCCTTCAGCTATTTTTAATTTTTGATCCTCTGGTTTATCTCCTACTGCACCAGATTCAAAAAGAACTTGTTTATCAGGTGCGTATAATTCAACTTCACCAGTCTCGTAATCAAATACTGCTCCATGTAATCCTCCTGTTTTCATTTTAGGTATAGTTAGTTTAGAATCAGGATTGTCTTCCATAAATTTTTCAACTTCACCTTTTGAATTTTTAATAATTTTCATAACTTCTAAATTTAATTTAGAAATTTTTTCAACGTCCTCTTTATTTTTAACTGCACCTTTGCCCTCATACTTATCAACATATTGACCTAATTCTTTATACAATGGTTTTAATTTTTTAATCGCTTGGAAAAAAGGCCCACCTTCAGCATTTATATCTTTACTTTGAAGAACTAAATCATTTGGATTAAATAGTTTATCTTTGTTTCTATATATCCAATCAAATTGTCTTTCTTTTTGTAATGTTCCTTTTTTACCAAATTTTTTTGTAAAAAATTCCACAGGGAAAGGGTGACCACCTTCTATTTTAGATAAGTCATACTTATTGTAAATAGATCTAATTTCAGCTGGTATTTCTTTAGTTGGATCTTTTAAATCTGTTCCAAATTTAATTCTTTTAAATCTTTCAAAAAGTTGACTTCTATTATCTTCATCTAAAAAATCTTTTCTAGCTAAATTTTGTAATGTTAATGGTGGTGTAAGATCCACACGTTTTTTAGTGCCTTGATAAAC